AGTTAAATCTCTGGATTGCATCCTGCAACGCGGCTTGTTGGTAAGCCTCCGAAGCCTGACCTACCTGCGCGAGCTGGGCAATGTCCGTGTAGTCTTGAGCGGCTAAACCTGGTGCTGCTCCAATCGCCGCTTGTTGCCTTGCGCGTTCTGCCTCGTAAAGATCAAGACCCATGCCCAAAGCCTGCTGCTGCCTGCCACGCTCTGCCTCATAACCGGAATAACCCAACTGCGCCGCTTGGTTAGCAAGTGCGTTAGCAAGAGCACCCTGCGCCCTTTGCTCTTGGGACATTAAAGCCTCGTTCGTCCCGTATCGTCCGGCAGCAGACGCTCTCGATCGCATTTGGTTGATTGCGTCTTGGTAGGACGTACTCGCTGCCTGGAAGCCTGGTTGAAGTGCCGCCGTGTAGTAGGGGTTCTGTCCTAAATAACCACCCGCAATCGTGTTCGCAAGTGTTGGAGACGTTGCAGAGCCTAGCGTCTCAGCGCGAGATCCACCCAATGTCGTTGCAAGCTGTTGTTGGGCCAGAGGTACAAGCGGGTTTCCTTGCATGGCCCTAGACTGCATGGCAGACAAAGCAGCTTGCGTCTGTTGGGACGGGCCAATGTACGTCTGGCCTGTAAAGTATTCTGGAGCGCCAGCCTGATACAGACGTTGAGCCTCGCCCAGCCCGTACTGCACATACGGACGCATCGCTGGATCAAGTTCTGTCCTCGTTACTGTGTTCGTCGATCCACCAGCCATATCAAACCTCTCTTACCCATTTACCGGTCATATCAAACCTCTTTTACCCATTTTCTGGGTCGAAAACCTAACGCCTTAGCCCTCCGATCCCAGCCCTTACGCCACGAATCAAAGCTAACAGTTTTTGCTCCACCCTCTCTCGCAATACGGAGTACATGATCCAGACCTGCATCAAAATCTCCCTTGCCAAAAGCACACCAAATATGCAAATTATCGCCCATAGGCTGCAAAACAACAAAGCCCAAGACAATGTTTCTCTCAATAAACGCCCACAACATTGATCGCTGGTTAAAGCAGTCAGAATAGATATCTTCAGGTATCCAAGCCTCTGGACTTTTTTGCAGGATAGTCTCAAGTCCTGGCTTGATGTGTTTCCAAACCTTCCTGAGTTCATCTGGCTTGATATATTGGATGTTCATCCCACCACCACATAACCGTAAGTTTTGTCAGAGGTGCCATTTGGAAAATGCGTAATCGTCGCGGACCCGTTGTCAACAGCAGAAACATAAACCCCACCGTTAGAAAACCCGCTTACAAACTGCATCGTGGCAATCACCGAAGGAATAGCAGGCCGCGTAGGACTCGATTGGGTTCCGAAATACTCAATCGTAAGTGACGAAGATGTGGTATGCCACATCAGCTCTATGTAGTCATTGGCAGCCAGGTCTACAAACAAATTAAGCGCGGCAATCAAATGCCCTTTTATTGCTCCATGCTTTGAATTGACTGAAAACCTTGAATTACTGTTTGCAACATTTGCGCCATTCTTTCTAATCCAAACATCAACGTCCTGAATCTGCGAATCATCGTTGGCAAACTGGATTGAGAATTGGAAGTTGTACTTACCAGCAGCCCTGACATTGATTCTTGATGAGTTCGAGAGGTAGACATTATTTGATAAATCGGTATTGGAAAGCGTAATTGCATAAGCTGTTGTCGAACTTGCGGCAGTCTGAGTATTGACATCATAAAACGAGCCATAAGGGATCGAATCAGCGTAAGCGGCAGCAGAGTAAGGGACAAGGATGATCTTGCTTTCTACCCCTATCCTAGCGTCTGTAATCGTGGTTGTAGTCGCGTTTCCTGTGGCTAACGTGACCGTTCCCGTGTTGTTGGTCTTACCGTCCATAATCCCACGGACAATCTCGGCAACAGCGCGTTGATCGCCACCAAATGGAGGTAGCGTCCTGAAATTCATCTCACGCCCTGTGGGACAAGCGTCACATCCACCCCGATAGCAGATGTCCAAACACCGGATGGTATGACATTCAGGCGATGATACGTTCCAGCTGATCTCAGTCCAATCCTGTTGTCAGAATTTGCGCTGAAAGTCGCACCGGTAAAATCGGTTTGCTGGTTCAATCTTCGCCTGGAATTGACCTGCACGGAACACGACCCGCTATCAACGATAGGTCTGACCAATGTCATTACGGATGGTGTATCACCCAACCCCATGTCAGGTGTAATGATGCTTGCAGTGAGATTGTTCCCAGAAAATGCTGCGATCTTCGCACCTATAGTTCCTGTCAAAAGATTCGATGTCACCGTAAACCCAAACGAATCAAGGCTTGCAGGCAACGAATCAATGCTCCCGTAGGCATCCAACTGCTCCAACGTCAGCCCAGATGAAGACGATGTGGTAATCGCAGTCGATGAGGAAATGGTGTTAAGGGTTACCTCGGCGTGAGACCATTTGTTCAGATTAAAGTTGTAAATAAGCAACGCTGTCGTTTGACTAACCGTCCTGAATGCCCAGATCACAAGATTTTTCAAGGGATCGACAGCAGCAGACATTAACGAGAGCTGCGATACGTCCGCTGTGTTAAAGAACCATCGATCCACCTTCTCCACAGAGATTGACTCGACGGACTGACCATTGCACCGGTAAAAACCATCATCAGACAGAAAAAATGACATGCCAGCGTATTGCACAACCGATCCGGCCTCAATGCACCCCAATCCTCTTGAAATCGTGTCAAACTGGAAAACAAGCGGACTTCCCACGTACGACATACGAGCGACTGCACGATCCAAAAAGACCAGCCCAAATTCACCGCCGGTTAATCCTTTGACATGACCTCCATCTGGAATATCTTGATAATCAGACTGCGTTGCAGCCGATGGAGTCCAGCTCGTCTCATCGCCAAGGGCACACCATTCAACCCTGTTTGGATAAATTGTTGTCCCATTGTTGAAACCAGCGACAACAAAATCCCTAATCGTTGTGACATACCGAGATTTAGGAGCTGCCGCACCAAGATCTGCAAACAGCGAAGACGAACCCAGCAAGAACCCCTGCAATCGAGCACCGCCATTAGCTGCAATCACTCGATTCCCAAACTGAGTAAATCGCCATTTCTGATCCGATGGTGTCACGTAGCCACCAGATTTGGACACATCCGTCAGATTTCTATTCGTACCCAACTTAAATAGTTTCGTTTCGCCGCCTGCGAAGACTGTCGTTGACTCGTCAACGCTCGTTGCAGAAACCACAGAATTGAGCGACTCTGAAGCAGCGTTAGACCATTCCGTAGGCGTAGACAGGGGTCCATAGCCAACCTGCTGAGGAATGACGTTCAGGGCCTCTACCAGAGCACCGGCGACTCCTGGTTGATCTGGCAGCCACTCACCAAAATTGACTCTCATCGCTTAGCCAATGTCATTGCAAGAGGAACGCCGGAATACTGAGCCTCTTCGTCCGATTTCGTAAGCGCAGCAATGGCACGATCATACAGAGCGCCCCAGGTCTGGAGACGCGGATCATTCATTAAATAAGGCTCTGCCTCGCCCAGCGATCCGTAAAGCAACGCGTCTGGGCAAGTTGTCAGGAAGAGGTTTGACGTATTGGCAGACGAGAGAAAGTCAGGCGCTGCGTAGTAAAGGATCTTGATCGTGTAATTGCTGTCAGGAATTGGGGCAAACTGAATCGTCGTACCGAGGATCGTATAGAAAGCCGGTACACCACTTTGGTTCGTCCTGCCATTTCTAATAAAGATGCTCGGCGTTGCGAACGTAATCGGGAAATCGGGATCAGAATCAACGTACACATCCCTCGCTTGCAAGAAGTCACTAGGGAGGCTAATTGTTGCAACCCCACCGGTTGCCGCTGTCGATGTTTGTGTAAGCATCTGCCGCAGGCGTAAATCTCGACGCAAGCGTATTTCAGCAAGTTGGATAAAATCTGGGATCGCGGAAGTAAGATCATCTCGTGAGAGATAATTAGCTATTGTTGTTTGTAGTGCACTGTAAGTGTTTAGGGCCATATTCGACATCGCTCCATCGATACTCGTGAGTCCCTATGTGTCCTATCTCCAGGCTCAAGTCGTGATCCACGAACGTCTGAATACCGTGGTCCAAGGCTTTTACACAAAAATGCACATCTTCGCCAATTAGACCACCCGCCCCCCATACTACATCAAACCAAGGTTGTGGCATAGCATCAAACACAGACTTGTGGGTTAACACAACCCCAAAACCCACTGCTGTCACGGCCTCAAGACCACTCTTGCCTCGACTTTCAATCTTCTCAAAGATCTCTTTTTCTTGGTGAAAGTTAATTGCCGTAGGTAAGACAGGCTTTCGCCTCGTAACTGCATTGACCCCAACAATTTTTTTGCCGTGAGCCAACAGACGCTCCAGCGTGTTCTTTGGGAATCTCATGTCTGAGTCAACCCAGAGAATATATTCCGCACCGTCAGCCAGTGCTTCTTTTGCTAGCGACTCGCGCTGAGAGAAAATAAGTGTGCCTGGTGCTGTGTAAAGCAGCAAAGCCCCACCGTGTTTACCGACACGATTCGCTCCGTCATACGCAGCCAATCGAGCCATATCAAAGGACGTTCCTGTCATCATTGTGTCCCGACATGGGACGCAAAAAGCGACTTTCATACCTTGCCTGGCCTCGTCCTAAAGTGTCTGTTGTCTGGGTCGTTCATCCACGCCCTGAATCTCTTATCGTCAATCACCGCAAACCCGCGCATGATTCCCTTTGCATTCAGATCATCGATCACCACGAAGGGGAGCTGCGCGTAGCGCGTCCATTCGCCCCAACGCTCGTGCCTATCTGT